CAATTGTAGGTTTTGATAGAGGAATATTTAATATTCGTGTAGCTAAGAAACCAAACCCAACTATTAAAAAGTCACAAATACTTAAAGCTATTGGCTGTCCGTATTTAAAATTAGAAGATGATTATACCGGAGCGTTCACATTTACCTATGATAGCTATCCACCTGACTTTGCTTACGACGATAGCATACAACCTGAGGAACATGGACACTTTAACGAATGGCTAAGAATACCAGCAGATAAGCTATCCAACAAAACCTTAAAGGAATGGACTGATATTGGTAAAGAATTTGTTAGAAGAGTTGAAGCTCTTGGCGAAAGCGAACTTGAGTTAATTATACATAGAGGCAAAATATCTTAATATAATAGGGGGCATGTAATAATTGCCCCCTAAATTAATCCTTAGAGCTCAATGGATGATCTTTAGGCAACAAATCAGTATCATACTTGCTACGCTTAAATCTACCTGTCCTAACAGCACTTAAAAACCCATTTACCCTCGCATATGCCCACTGATCAGCACTGCTTACACTTGGCCTCACACTAGATGGGTTTGTGTTATATGCACCTACACCCCTTCTGAATACCGCTTCTAGCATACCTTGGGTCACGCGCTTTCCTTTTTTATCGCCATGCTTTTCATTATGTTCTTTAACTTTTTCAGCTAAACCTTTTTTTACAGCTTCACTTATTTTAGCTTTAATATCCATAATGTCTTCGTTGGTAAAAAACTCTTCTAACTCAAAATTTTTGTCACGCTCTTTGTCCAGCTGTGCGGCTTTTTTTCTAGCCCATGTTTGACCACTATCACCACCCCATAGCAACCAAGCTATAAGACCAGCGCTTGGATAACCCTCTTCACCCCTATTGAAACCCACGCCCCTCTTATCACTTTCATGTCTGCTGAAAAAGCTATGCATTCTTCTAACTGTTCTTGGGCTTAATCTCTCTCTAACTTTTAATTGATTTGCTCTTGATACACCAACTAACGTACCGCCACGATTAAATTCTTTTCTGAGCTTTAAACCGCGAGTTGCATTAGTTGCCATTGCTTCTGTGGGCTTTGTGTCGATATCGCTTTCTGCTTTATCTTCTGTTTCTTTTACATCTTCGCCTGTTGCTTCCACATATGCTGAATGTGTATTGCATGGCATATATATCGTTTCGCCATTTTCAGTGTGACTATGTGAGCCTACACAACCTATTTCGCCAGCCCTTTCGATAGCTTCAACTTCAGTAGTATATACATCCTTACGAATTTCAGTTTTAACTCCATATGCGTTTTCTGCATCTTTCTTTGCATCATCTCCACTTGCTGGCGGTATGGCAGGGCCACCCAATGGAAATAAATTTGCGGCAATGTAAACATCATCACCACCATCGATAGGCGCTAATCCTAATCTTTCTCGCGCTTCGTTCCTTGTTAAAATACCTTCACGAACTGCGGATGTTACATTTTCATAAACACGCTTTCTGCGCTCTACCATTGCCGGTATTGTATCATAATCGTATTCAATCTTGATATTATCACCATATGAAGGTGACAGCCATTCGTTAAGGTCGTTACAAACACGCATGGCTAATGGGATGATTGTTTCTTCATACATAGCCAATCTAGCTTCTTGTATGTTAGAATAAGTTTGGCTGTCTGGTATACCTATAATCTGTGAGGGAATACCGAAACATAATGCAATATCTTTAGCCGCCATGTGTTTATTCTGTAAAAAATCCATATCTTTAGGCGACATGCCCATTTCTTTCCAATCAAAATCACCCTCAAGCAACATAGGCTTTCCAGCATTGTTAGCCCCACTCATTCTGCGATCTAAATCATCTTTTATTTGCTTCCTTTGAATATCAGACATCATCATAGGGCTTCCAGATGTATCTGTAGGTTTAAATATTACAGCTCCAGATGGTCTAGCTCCATTTGAAAGCAATGCTATGTTATGTTTTGCTATGAGGTTATGCTGATCAACATCTATCGATGCCGCCATAAGTGGTGACATTCCAAGATAATCGTCTAATGGGTTCCAAGTTTTAAAATGTTTTACCTCGGATTGACCTGTGAATGGATCAGCTTCATAAGTTTTTACAATTTGCCCATTGATAGTATAATTATAACCTTTTGGTATAGACGTATTGCTTGCAATTATTTCTACTCTATCTGGCCTTAAAAGGTGTAACTCAGATGGCAAGCCGCCAGCGGTGCTACTAATAGCGTAACTATTACCAGATAATAAAATATACGCATAAAGTGATTGAAAATATTCATTTCCTGCCTGTATTGGATTAGGTTTGTTTAAAAGTGTTAATAATGGGTGCTGTTCTAATTCTTGATCACCTTGGAATACTTTAAAATTTATTGCTGATGCCGCTTGTGATATTTCATTCACGCATTTGAACACTACTGCATTTTGCTGATAACCCTCTTTTGCATAAGACTTAAAACTATCTTGCCTATTATGATAAGGCGTTGTTTGTTGCATATGCACCCTTGGCGCTTCTTTTTGTTCTAAATTTAAGTTGTTTCGTTTCAAAAAGTCAAAAAATGCCATCAGCTTATTCTCCATGCTGGTTGCCCTGTTTGTTGTGTCAGGTCTGTTAATGCCCAAACTAGAGCGTCTAATCTATCAGGTGATACTCGGCCTTCTGGTGTAAATGATGTTAGTTGATCTTCCAAAGCTTTAAATTCTCCAACATGGTGTACTTTACCCTGCTCATACAACGCCGCAACAGGTTCAGCTCTTATAATTTTACCCCTAGAGGCTCTTACCGCCGTGTACGGTATTTCCCTATCTATAGTTCTTACCACTTTTTCAACCAAATCTCCACCATTGTTTACCTCCGCGATCAAACGATCTGCATTATACTTATGAAAAGCCCTTACTGCCTCTCTAGCCCAACCATCCGGACTGCCATGCAAGCTCCTATCCTCAAGGACATAATATTTACCATTTGCACAACGCCCAGCAACAATAATTCCAGTTTCGTCGCTTGTTTCAGTATTTGTGACTGCGGGGTCAACTGCAACCACAACTCTTTGCAAGTCTGGGACATTTTCAGGCTTAACCCTAGAACTTTCAATCATATTCCAATTCCATAAAGCGCCTTCGATATCCTCAAGCACTTCTGCATATAGTTCTTGTCTTCCCAGCCTTGTACCTTCGTATTTTTCTTTAAGCTGTGTTAAAGCTCCAGCCGCTAAATTATCTGCATTATCAAAGGTACTGCCGCGAGTAATTACTGTTCCTGTGCGTTTAAGTAGGTTTTTTATGAGCGGCGTGGGTTTTGGAGTAGTTGTAATTACACATTGTGGATTGTCACCAAGACGCAAACCAAACATCAGCTGATCAAATGTTTCCGGATAAGGCCAAGCGGCTATTTCATCACACCAAGCCCTATGAAATTGCGGACCACGCAATCTTTCTGGTTCTGTTGCGGCAAACCCCTGTATTATTGACCCATTAAACAATCTAATCTCTTGAACAGTATTATTATAGCCCTGCCCACGACCAGCTAACAAACATTCTCTAGGTAAATAAGAAAGTATTCCACTTTCGCCACCGAAGGCTACTCGCTTTAAGTCTCCAAATGTAGGCACAACAACCGCAACTCGCGTATTAGGGTTCTTTAATGCATATAGAGCCGCATCAGCTCCGCCAGTTCTTGTTTTTCCCCAACCGCGACCAGCAAGGATAAGCCAGACAGCCCAATCCCCTACTGGAGTAATTTGACTATCTCGCGCTGTATCAAGCCATTCACTGTATAGTGTGGTTAGCCCCTTGTGACTTTTGCGCGGCAAGTTGGTCCAATTGGTCAACAATTCTTGTGAGGCTTCTTGGGATGACATCATCTGCTACTACCTGTTTGATTTCTGCGGCTTCACCTAAAGCAAGTTTTCCAGCCTTTTGTGCCTTTAAGACAGTTTCAGCTATGTCTCTTAACTCTGGCGTTGTTATGCTATCTTCACCTGTTACTCGATCCTGTTGAGCCGCAAGTGTCAGCTTTCGACCAATTCGAGCAAGTATGTTTTCGGCTAATGTCATAGCCGTGTCGTCGAATTTGTCAGCTTTTTCAGCTTTTCTTTTTGCCCTTTGAGCTGTTCTCTGGGCTTCGTACTTAGATTTGAATTGATTACGCTGTTCTTGCCAATCCCCATCCTTTGATCTTCTGTAAGCAGTTTTGACAGGCAAATCATATTTTTTAATTAGCTGATCAATGGTTGGAAAAACTCGGATATCGTTTTCTGTATATCCCTCAACAAACTCCAACCTGAGCTTTTCAGTCATTACTTGATCTATTTTACTATCTGATCTTGGAGCCATCTAACCACCCTCTCTTATTTGCCTGTTTCTAGCCATTGTAGCAATTCTTGAGCCATTTGTATAGAATGAGCTGGTTCAGTTAAAGATTTACGTTCTACCTTACCCCCAAACTCTGTTGCAATATTGCGTATTTTAGTAGCCCTGCCCTTTAAGAAAACATCACTTTGACCATCACCTCTTGATATATGCCTGTCATGTAGTTCTTGCTTTGATGCTTCGAGAATAATTATACGTAACTCATAATGTTGGCCGATAAATTTTAAATTATTATTTGTGAATAATCTATCACCTTCAAATACAATATGTCTTTTTTTCATTTTAACATATTTTTGAAAGTCTGTATTTACAGCCATTGATAACCTATCAGTACCTAAGAACGTACCGGCATCGTTATACAAGCCCATTAAACTTACATTGGTAGTATTGTTTATATGTCCTCTCAATAACCCTGCTTTTAGATTATGAGTAACTCCCATATTCTTATAGAGCTCTTTCATCATGGTTGTCTTGCCGGTTGCAGGCTCTCCACCTACCGCTATACATCTAAACATCAGAATAATTCCCTCATAAAATTACCACTCTTTAAAAAATCTGCAAATTTATCTTTCTTAATTCTCCGAGAAGCCCCTAATAAAGGGTGTATTGTTTCCCTACGCGCTTGCCAGTAAACATCCCAGTTTACCCCAGACCAGCCATCATTTTGCACTTTGCTGATTTCTTCTGCCTGTCTATCTAAATAATATCCAAGATAGCGACCATCACGCTCACGAAATAACTTCTTAAAGCTACAAAGGCATGTTTCCATATCATAGAAATCACCTTTAGTACCAAATCTACTGTTTGTTTCTGAAAGAATAATTGATGCTTGTTTTTCTAACATATCAACCTGTAGGTTATTTAGCTTTTGTCCGATTAATTCTTCTAAACCCAAAGCATAGAGCAATCCATTTCTGTGACTTTTGCTCCCCTTATCATCTCTAAGAACTAAGTCTGGCGGTTCAGTTTGTATATCAGCGCATTGCTTTAATGCTTGCATGTAAAACCACGTCGAATACCTTCCAAACTTATATAGAGAATTACTACTTTCCCCCCATAATGCTTTGAAAGGGTCATTTGTTGATCTGACTATACTTTCAAATTTGGCTTTTTGCGTTCCTTCTGGGTTATTTGTATGAACCCATTTATAATATGACGCAAATTGTTTAGGCAAATGACCTTTATTATACTTTGTATCTGTTTGATATATAAGTCTTTTATAGTTTGTGTTGTTCCATTCTTCAAGCCGTTTCTCACCTACAAGCTCGAAATCAGGAAATTCGTTCCACATTACCCATGAAGTCGGAGCATAATAAGTTGTGCCATATAACCAGCAAACCCATAGCTTTTGTTCTATGTTAAACTCATACCGGTCGAACATATATTTCATCATCCATAAAGCAGGGTCACAATCTTTATATCTTAAAGACCAAGCAAACCATAAAATGAAGGCTTCTCTTCTATTATCTTTTTCACGATAATCTAATTTTGTTTGAATAAAGCTTTCCGGAGCCAAGCTGATTTTACCTCTTGTATTGCGCCAATTACTTGCGCGGCTTTTTTAACGCCGAAGTTATGATCTTCTAGACCCTCGGCTCTCAATTTTTTTATTACTTTAACGTCCGGAAACGAAATTACCGGATTTTTTATAGCTTTTTCTCTGAATTGTAACTGTTCTTTTCTTGTTTGGTATATTGGTTGGTCTGATCTTAAAGAACCAGAAGGGTCTACAGACCAGAACACTAAGCCATTTCTCACATGCCAACTAATACTACTTGGCGTGCAACTTATTTTTAATCTTTGCATATCATGTTGTTTTGCATGTTCAAGAAATCCATCCCAAGCTTTTGATGCATAACCTTTACCTTCTTGCCCTTGCACTGTGCATATCTCGTATAAATTTACATAGCCACTACGAACAGAAAAAGTTGCAAATATAACGCTTTTAATTCCATTATCATCTAAAACTAGCGGTGGATACCTGTCATAATTACCAAACCTCTTCCAGAGACTATGAGATGCAGAAAGAAATTTTGTATTCTTACCAGATTTTGAAGAATTAATTAGATCAACTATTTCAGCCTCTTCACATAGCCTCATGGCTGTAAATCCTCAAAACCCTCAATAAATTTATAAGACATAAAACCAGTTTTTTGCGTTATACGATAATGTTCACCAGCAACGCACCTTTTTATGTGGTGAAAATCTCCACTCCTATCAAAAATATTTTCCGTACTTGCAACATAACAAGCTTGCGTTTCATCATCGTAATCATACCATAAAGGTCTTTGTCCGTTCCTAAAAAAACCAATTTCAGGACCATCGGCCTCGATACTAATTACAGCAGATGATATTGAAGATTTCGGAAAAGCCTCCAATGGGTGTATGTCGTTTTCGAAAGCTCTTAATAAAAGCTCTGTATCATTTTTACCAGTTGTTTTGAAGCCATAGCACTCTTCCCATTCTTCCGGTGGCAATTGAGTTACAACCCCATTATGGGCTATTGCTTGGTCTTCACTCGAAATAGGCTGGTTATATTCAAGATCACTTGTTGAATACCTACAGTGACCGATTATTGCTATTGTTTCTATATTAGGCATAGAGAACAAGCTTGCTTTTACTGGCTCTTTTATTGTGATTACTTTATCGTCTTGTATATAACTTATTCCTGTAGCGTGTTGCCCTCTTATCATGGCTTGAAGCATCATCTTTCTGAATAACTTCATATCAACGCCATTATGATCATACGCGGCAACTATTCCACACATATTATTGCTCCGCGTTTAGACCGGTCAAATCTTTGCGCCCCTTGATAATATTTAATTCTTCATCAGCATTACCACATCTGAACATATTTTCACGATAATAGCTAACTATTGAAATTCGTTCATATGGTTGTTTTGCCTTTACTTCTAAATTTCCATGCCACTCGTGAACATTGAAAAAACAAATATCAGTGTTTCTAACATCAAACCCGACCCTGTATCTTGGCAAGCAAGTGTAACCGCCATCGAATTTTCCAGCCTGTAATACAGCTATATTTCCAAATCCACCCTTAAAATCACCAGCATCAGTATGAATAGCAGTTCTAAAATTCTTATTTACAGTTACAGTCGTGAAAACAGTATCGCCAATCAAAAAGTCTGCATTAGTTTTTTGAGCCATTTCGTTTTGAGCGTTCCAACGCTCAGGACAAGCCTCTTTAAACTGATCAGATATATGCTTTATATATGGGTAAGCGCCACGAAACTGATCAAAATTTTTCTCAGTCCAAGCTGTTTGACGGCAATAGGGAAAGCGTATTGTTCTGTCAAAATATCCAATTATCCCACTATTCACTGTTTTAGCTCTTAGTCTTTTTGAAAGTGACCCATCTTTTTTCAGAACTTGAAATCTTTTTTGTTTTTTGTTTGAAGGTTGAACAGTATCTCGGTTTTTTAAATTAATATCATCAGCTATATTAAACTCACCAGCCGCATTTCCTCGGTTGTCAGTTGGAGTTGCGGCGTTTCTTAATATACCATACGCTTGTTTACATAATGCTTTTGGTATTACATTTTTTCGAAACATAAAAAGAGGATTGCCATCACTGTCATAAGCATCGCAATCATAATCAATAATATGATCTATTTCATCATTTTGAATAAGTGAACCAGCTCGCTCACCCCACTCTTCAAAAGTTCCGTAGGCTTTTGCTTCATAAATCTTTACACTCATTTGATACCGCCATATATACTGCGTCTGTTAAGTTATCTATACCATGCTTTTCTTGAATTTTCATGCACATTTGTTTAAATTTTGGTTCTGTTTCGGTATCCAAATAAAGCATCAAAGATTTAACATGACTTGGATTAACATTTTCTAGGCCATTGAATACTTGATTTTGCTCTATTTCGTCTAGCTCTTCATCAAATTGTAGTAAGTCTTCTCCAGACATCTTTGCAATTTCGTCTAAATCAAATCCTGTTAGGTTTAAATCAAAATCTAATTCTTGTAATTCTAAAAATTCAGACTTAAGAAGCTCTTTATCCCACTGGGCTAACTCAGATGTTTTATTATCAACAATCCTATATGCCTTCTTTTGAGCATCAGTAAGTCCGTTTGCAATAGATACTGGTACTGTATCTAAACCCATACTTAAAGCCGCTAGGTGGCGAGTATGTCCAGCGAGAATGATCTGATCTTCATCGACTACAATAGGCTGTTGCCACCCAAATTCCCTGATACTATCAGCAACTTTTTCTACTGCAGAAGAATTATCTCTAGGGTTTTGATCATATGGAATAATCAGATCAATTTTCATCTCATGTATTTGCATTATCTCGCCTTTTTTACTTATACATCATTTTTGTAGGCAATATTTGCACTGAGCGCAATAAAAAAAGACCCTCCAAATAAATGAAGGGTCAGTTTACTCGCTATAATCGACTACAGAAAGATAAGCGAGTTTTGGTAACTACCAACCAAAGCAGTAATAATTACATTATTTACATTTTTTATCATCTTTCAAGTGATTTTTGATATTTATCTAAATCATTTCGCGTAATGTAACCAAGTCTTATCATTTCATCGACCCTAGCGCCTTGAAGGTAACTTTCGCAAACACCTTCGCCTTTTTTTATTCTATTAGCATTTATTTTCATTGGACTTAAAACATCGCCGGTATGTTCGCTAATTACTTTTTTTGCTTCAATACTCTTAGAGTATTCTCTTACACCCTTCATAAACATAGCAATTGTAGGCCACTTTCTTGAGTTTTGATTTTTCCTGACGTGCCTAGCTATTCTTTCCAGATGTTCCTTAAAATAACGCTCATCAATGTTTGGCAATTCACTATTGATATCCTCAACCATAAGAACCATTTCTTCTCTTGCCGCGTCTTGGTCAAGATGCGTTGGCGGCTCGTATCTTTTTAACAAATTAAATAGCCATGCTGATACAATCATTTTTCTATTTTCATAATTCATTTAAGTTTATCCTCATATTTCAATATCAACCGATTAAGACCTTTAATATTTTCTTCAACATCTTCGATAACAAAATCACAAAATTCCATCGCCTTTAAATGTTGCTTCATGTAAGCATCATAATCTTTCTGTAATTCAATTTTACGTTTTTTTGCAAACTTCATCTCCTTTTTTTTATTTAAAAGGCAAGATTTACAATTTTTTATAAACTCTTTTACTTGATCCATTTTCTTTCATCCCCCTGCGCTCTACTCTTAAAAAGACTTTCCATATAATCAGTTGATGATTTTTCTTCGTTTTCTTCTAAATCATCATTCCAACCATCTCTGTTAAGCCAAGTTGCAGGGTGAGGTATATATTTTTTTGGCTTATGAGAAACACTATCAGCAAATGGTTTTACAGCTTCTAATATTTTATCTACTCCGACACGTTGAGATGCTTTCTTAAAAGCTTTTTCAGCATGTGGCTTTCCTACACTTCTAGGGTATTCTTTCCAAAAATATTCAAAACCCAAATCTACTGATCTTAATATAGGTTCATTTACCTGTTTATGTATTACTTGTTTATGGGGGTGTCTCTGTGGCACTGGGAGGGGGTTCTCTGTGGCACTAGGGGGGGTATCTGCCTGACACTGGGTATCATATTCAAATTTGAAAAAATACCTGTTGGATGTTTGGCTACCATTTGGCCTAAAAGCCTTTTGAACCCTAATTATATTTCTACTTTCTAGAGTTCTAATAGCCCTTTTTATAGTTGCTTCCGAAAACTCAACATCCTCTTCAATTTTCTTTATACTAGGAAAACATCCATAGTCAGGATTATGTCTATTAGCCAAAGCTAATAATACCATTTTTTCGTAAGCTGAGAGACCCTTTTGCTCCCAAGACCAATTTACCGCACTAAAGGACATAATTAATCCTTCTTGCGTTTATTGTATTTGCTGTTATAGTTATTTCCATAGATGGCGACCTCCATTTATCTGCTATAGACCATGTCTTATTCTAGGCTTAAGACATGGTCTTTTCATTTACTTTCATTTAAATATTTTTGTAATCTATCGATTGTCCTTCGTGAAGGCGTTCCCCCACGCATAATCCTACTAAGCGCGGCATATGTCATACCAATCCTTTGAGCAACGACCTTTAAGCGCCTGTCAGAAAGCTTTTCGCGTAGATTATTTAAGTCCCTTTCTTTTTCCTGTATTTCCAAATTATACTCCTTTTTTTGCGAATAAGGCAAAAGCCTATTGCATTTATTACTCATATGGCAATAATAAGCAAGTAGCAACTAGGAGGTCAACATGCTAAAACCAATAAAAAAGAACCCACCTATTAGATTTATTAAAGAACAATTAGTTCTTGCAATTGCTAATAGAACAACTGATTTAATCGCCAAACAAGATAAAGGTGAAATCACTCAACTTCAATTCAATACCCAAGTTTTTCCAGCTGATGCTTTTCAAGTTATAGATAAAGCAATTGCTACTGCTATTGAATTATTTAATTCAGAGGAAAATAATAATGAGGATTGATAGCGCAATGATAACAGCTATTTCAGAAGAGCTTGCTCCTTATCGTGATGATGAAGACGCATTCTGGGATACACTAGATGGTGAAACAGATGTTCTTGATCTAGTAACTAAAATATTATTAAAGATTTCAGAGGCTGAGGCATGGTCAAATTCATGCGCAGATGTTTCTAAAAGATATGCAGAACGCAAATCAGGTCATGATGCAAGAAAGCAGAAGCTTACTAAAATGCTCAAGACCATTATGCTATGTGCAAATCAAACTAAAATCCCACACGCTCTAGCAACCATATCTTTGAGGAAAGGTATTGAAAGCGTTAACATCATCAACCCTGATGAAATACCAACACAATTAACCAAGGTGTCTATCACACCAGATAAAACAGAAATCAAAAAACAATTAAAAGCGGGTGTCAAAATTGATGGGGCTGAATTAGTCACTGGCGCTCAAACTATATCTATAAGGACTAAATAATGGAAAATAAATTTATAAAAGCTATGGATGGCGTTTCTGAATTAAATGAAACACATGGCGTTAAACAAAAAGGCGGCAAACAATACACCGAAGTCGCAAAGCGCGTAGAAGTATTCAGACGTGAATTTGGTGGAGAATATGGCATACAAACTAAACTAGAAGTAAATGATGGCAAAACTGTAGTCTTTCAAGCTATAATTATAGAGCGCGAAACAGGATTTGTTATTGGCTCTGGATATGCCGAAGAGGTGCGCGGCTCGTCATATATAACCAAAACATCAGCAATTGAGGTCTGTGAGACTTCTGCAATCGGACGTGCATTGGCTTCTCTAGGCTTACATGGCGGTCAATACGCTTCTGCAAATGAAATGGTTGGTGTTGAAAGAAAAAAAGAGGCTATATCACAACGCCGTATCGATACACCCCAAAAGCGTATCGAAACAGCAGAACAGCGGGGAATAAAACTTATGAAGTTTATTGAAAATGCTACTGCTGATAATTTTGATGCTATGTTTAACAAAGCGTTTAAGTTAATTACAGAAATAGCTGAGACCGATAAGGAATTTTCAGATAAAATAGCTTCGGCTTGGGAAAACAAATCAATGGAATTGGGGATAAATTAAATGTTAACTATGAACTTTTATGGAAATCTAGCAAAAGATGCAGTTGTCAGAACAACACAATCTGGAATGCAAGTTACTAGTTTTGATGTTGCGGTAAATGACAGAAGAAAAAATCAAACATATTGGTTTAGTGTTGCCTATTGGGGAAAAGGGGGGACAAATATTGCCCCTATGCTAACAAAAGGAACGGCAGTAGTCGTATGTGGTAGTTTTGAAGAGGAGGAATACAACGGCAAAATTTATAAAAAAATTAACGCTTATCAAGTCACCCTTGCTGGAAAGAAAACATATGAACCACAAGAAAATGTTCAAAACTCAAATCCAACAGAGCTTGATGACGAGATACCATTTTGAGTAAAAGGCCAAAAATATCTGTTAGGCTACACAATGGTCAACTATTACCCTGTTCCGCATATGATGCGGAGCAGTTACTGGAACTTCCAAATAATTCTGTATTCGATATGACTTTAATTAAAGCAAGGTCTGACAACCAGCGTAAATTATATTGGATGCTACTCGGCAGAGTTTGTAAAGCTACGGGAAAGTGGCCTAACTCCGAAGTATTGCACAGAGAAATGGTAATTGCTTGTGGGTATTATAGGACTGTTATCAGTCAATTCGGAGGTGTTTATCGTTTTCCGGACTCAACAAAAATGGATAAAATGGCACAAAAAGACTTTAATGAATATTTCGAGAAAGCACTCGAAAAACTTGCAGAAGCAATAGGAATTGACCCAATGGAGCTATTAAAATGACATTTTATACAATGCTAGTATTAACCTATGTTGTTGCCGGCGTAGAAATAGAAAAGAAAACTTTATATAGAACGGCATACGAGTGCGGAAACGCATTACCAACTGTGTATGAGCCATATCAAGATATGGACAGTATGGCACAATGTATAGAGACAGATAAAGTATCTGCTTTGTTACTCAAGCCAAAATTAAGACCAAAAAATTTAAGGTTGAAATGATATGTGGTCAAATCTAAAACAGTCTAAACCCATAAGAAATGAAAAATTTTTAAATGAAATCAGGCTTAGAAAGTGTGTCATTTGTCAAAAATTTGGAGAAGTTCAAACAACTATGACAACAGCACATCACGTAATACACGACAGAAACAGTGGTGGAAAAACCTGTGATATGCGTGCAATACCCTTATGCGATGGTCATCATCAAGGAATGTGGGACACAACCAAGATAGCTATACACAAAGAAAAAAAGAAATGGCGTGAACTATATGGAGCTGATTGGTCATATTCTGATTAGGTCAATGGAAAACGAAATTCATTTTTCCAATAGCGATCTTAACCTACTGCTAGACCAATTATGATTTCTCCTATTATAATATACGTCAATTTTTAAATCAGATCCTGTGAAGTCTTTATTTATATAATCAGAACCAATAATTCTTACATCTACTGGCAAAGATTTAAGTATCTGCTTTAATTCTCTTTCAGTGTAGTAAACAATAACTTCATCAATATATTTTATCGCATTAAGTTGTATCTGCCTTTCTAAAAGGCTTTGTATTGGTTTATTTTTTTTAGGTCGGTCTATTGATGGGTCAACTTGCAAACCAACAATTAAATGTTCACATATTGATTTTGCTTCTTGCAACATGGTTATATGACCAGCATGTAAAATATCAAAAGATGAACAAGTAAAACCTATATTATATCTTTTGCTCATATTCGTCCCATTGTAACTTGACGTGTGTTTCAGCCTTTTGATCAGGCTTACAATAGCTCTTGAAAGCAGATAAATGCCAAACCTGTGCATCATCCCTATAAACAACCTCATTACACCCATCTAAGACAGCTTTAGCTAGGTTATCAATATCAGGCTTAGATGGCACTAAAACTCCAGACTGACAAAGTATGGTTTTAGTTTTTGTGTATGATTTCGGTACATCAAAATAAAAGGACACTATAACGCTCACTCTGCGATCAGTAACCTTTAACCTAGAGTTTTGCATGGCAACCCAAGCGGTTTGTTTAATTAGAGTTTCTCTCTGGCGTGTTTCTTTTGGAGTATATGCGTGACCTTGCTTCGTAAATCTTGGGCGAGCTTTGCCAGTTGGCTTTCCAGCTACTATAAATTCACAAGTTTTTATAGACATAATATGATTACCAATAATTTTATTAATATGTAGAACATTTTTTGCTACAATAACAAGTAATTTAACTTTTTAGTAAAATATATATTTACAAATCTATTTGTGTGGTGAATAAGAGAATATAAACCAACCAATGGAGAATAAAAAAATGTTAGATTTTGCAAACGCACAAATTACTGGAAACAATGACTGGGACTTTGAAGTTGAAGAAGTTCCTGTGATACCTGTGGGTATGAGTGAGCCAATTGAAGGCTGGAAAAGCTTAATCCGCACCGACACTAACAAAGTGCTACACTTGCACCGCAATACATATCAAAAACTTTTACATGACGATGTTGTTAACTCAACATATGACAGCATTAAAAAAGCTGATATTTCAAATGACTTTAATTTTGAGGTACGTGGGCTTGATGATGGCAGAAAATTGCAGATTGATGTACTGTTTAATGATGTAGTTACTGAACCATCAAAAGGTGATTATGTTAAATATAGAGTACGCGCTTGGAACTCATACGATGGTTCTTGGGCTTATCAAACGTCAGCTGACGCATTACGACTTTGGTGCTTAAATGGTTGTACAACTCCTGACGCAATATCAAAAGTTTGGATGCGCCATACATCACAAGTAAGCACAGAAGGCGCTTCTGATAAAATCATATCCGGCCTAGAAACATTTCATAATCAAAAAGAGCTTTGGAATGATTACATGCATACCAGAGTTAGTAAGCATAATGCTGAAAAGTTCTTTAAAAATCAGGTTGTTGCGCTGAAAAGCAAAACTTACGAAGAAAAATGGAACCAGCGCCAGCTTGAAAACTTGATGGGTCAATTAAATAATGAATTTAATGATCTAGGTAAAAACAAGTGGGCTTTGTATAATTGCTTAACTCACTGGGCTACACATACATCAAAAAGTAGCTCACCAGAAAATGTTACTAGATATCGTGAAGGTGTGGTTGCTAGAGCAATGAATACTAGGGCTTGGGCAGAATTATAAACAAATAAGGGGGGGG